TTAAAATTTATACTGTAAACCTATGGCGATGGTCTGATTTTGGTGAGCAATGCCGGCGCTATTAGCTGCATTTGCTAAAACACCTGCACCAGAATCGATTATTTGTGTATCTCCCTTTCCTTCGGCGTGCCTGTTCCAAGACGCTTCAACAAATAATTTGGTGTTATCGGTCACGTAGTAACCCACATCAACCACTACCGCGTAATAGCGAGAACCTTTGCTGCTGTCTTTAAATGAAAGTTGGCGTAAATAGTGTTCATCATTACCATAGGCATTTACCCAACGGCTGTATTTCAGCAAAGTATTAAACTCAAATTTTTGGTAATGATAGCGACTGACTAAGCCAAGATAGGACATTTCAAATTTTTGTTTATAACCAATGCCGGTAACACTATCAGACGCTGTAAATAGGTTATTGCCATTATTGTAATTATAGTTTCCACCATAAGAGGTCCAACTATTGTTATTGCGCTGATAACCGCCCATCAGACCAATACGGTAATTTTTTTGCTTTAAAAACCAAAATTTCGTATTAAGATCGATTTCATTAGCATAATTCAAATGGGTTTTTTCATGATGAGACCAATCAGTCCACTTAGATTGCCCTGGCATAGTCCAATCATAATCATCCATGACCCCAGTGCCGGAGGATAATGTGGACCATCCTCGTGCGGTTAATGTTAACCGTGATAACAGATCCCACGATATATCTACTTTTACAATAGGTATATTTTCTGCTTTCCAGTCTATCTGACTTAGCTTGTGGCCATTATATTCGGGCTGATAAACAAACTCTTGCGATTCTGCATTCAATAATCCCAATGAGGTGCTAATAGCCAGATCCTCTGTTACATCCGAGTTATAGCTGGCTACTGCCGTATGGCAGGTGATAATCAGCGGTAATACAGAAAGACCTCTCTTTACCCATCTATTCTTTTCCATCATTAACCTTTAATTTTGTTAAAAAACGATGGTAAAAGTTAACATTGATGGGAGATTAAATTTTTAAATTAAAGATTAAAAGAAAATTAAAAGGATTAAACGATGACTTAATAATGAACCAAGATGACGCATTAATATGAGCCGGGCCTGATTACCCGGCTAAATCGTTTTCAAAACTCATTAACCAGCCATTCATCGGCCTCATCAAACATTTCTTCAACTAACCGGTTCAGTACTGATTTTTCTTGTTTATTAGCATCTGTGTTGATGCCATTGGCTTGCATTGGTTTAACCTTAACTTCAGCATCAGGAAACACCCGATGCACGCGCTTGGTTAACTCTGCCTTAATCATTTCAGCGGCGTTGGGCAGGCCGGCGACATTCCGTTTGTCATAAATCAATTCAACACGCATGACTTTTTCCTGAATGAATGGATACTGTATTAATATACAGTATTGGTGGGCGCCAGACAACGCCGTTTTACACGCTTTGAAGCGGAAAAATAACATTTACTGGTTTTTTAGTGCAAATAAAATAACCGCAGGTGATTAAAGATGGAAATCACTGGCGGTTATTTTTTGTGTGAATGTTTATCTGGTTGTTTATACAAGTGATTTATATTTTCCAACCGCAGTCGGGTATCGGTATTTATCAAGGTGGGACTAATTTATTTCCAGCCAACGAGCATCAACCACCACACCCAGTATCTTACAGTTACCATTGAGTTCGATTAATCGGTAGGAGGGATTCAATGGTTTCAAATACTTAACGCCAGCATCAACAATGAGTTTCTTAAATGTTGCTTCGTTATCGTCAGTCAGTTTGGCAATAACAAAATTACCGGGTAGCGGCTCTTTTTCCGGGTCAACCAGAATAATCATCCCTTCAGGAAAACTGATCCCTGAAGGAGATGTCATCGAGTCTCCTTTAACGCTGAGCCAAAAAGCGTTGTCATGGGCATTTTTGGTCGATTCAGGCCATATTTCAATATCACGCAGTGTATAAGGCTCTATCGCTTCATACCAGTTACCTGCGCTTATCCAACTGATTAACGGATAGCTGTTAGCAACTGATCCTGCCGGTTTATCATTTAGCCCACTACGCGCCGAGATCGATAAACTTTCAGCCATTTTTGCTAATTCCTTCGCCAGAGAAGGACTAAAGCTGCTGATGGGTTCATTGAGTATTTTGGCAAAAGCGGCGGCGTTGGTCACATTGAGCGGGTTTATGCCGTTGAGGAATTGGTTTACGGCACTTTGCCCAACCCCTAGTTCGTGCGCAACAGACTCTTGGGATATACCCAGCGCTTTTTTCTTGGCATTAAACAGCTCTTTCAGCCGCTTAGCGTCGTCCAACTGTTCTGGCGTCAATGGCTTCTTTTTCATTAGTCAATTTTATTACCGTTAGCAATAATATCCAATCATCTGCGGTGTTGACTATAAAATCACTTGCGGTAATAATCAACCAAAATATATAAGGGAAACGCATGAGACCGTACTGGCGTGTATCGCTGCGATCCAGAGATGTAGCATGGGTGTTCCGGTTTATCACAAGAAGACGGCGGCCAGACTTACGGTGGTTTCCGTTGTTGAGCAATCGATAGGCTGAGGTGTCACTACGCTGCCCCGCCTTTTGTGGAGTAATTATTTATGAGTTCAATAAACGGTACACAAACCGGAAGCCACAGTCAGCAGAACCAAAACATGAGAGATATTCAGCTAGTCTTGGCGCGCTGGGGTGTATGGGCAAGATATAGCTCCGGGCTGGATTATTCATCTATCGCTGCGGGCTTTAAAGGGTTATTGCCTGATACGTCTAAGAGTAAGGCATCTTGTTGTGATGACGATGGTCTGGTTGTCGATGGTTGTGTTGCTCGATTAAAACAATACCGGCCAGATGAATATGAATTAATAATCCGTCATTATGTGCTTAATCAATCTAAGCGGGCAATTGCTCGTCAGCAGAAAAGAGATGAAAAACTGGTGCGAATTAATATGCAAATGGCGGAAGGCTTTGTTGATGGCTGCCTGGCAATGTTGAATGTGAAATTAACCATGGACCCTTTAATAGAAAATTTACATATTTATGAAAAAACACTAACGCGGTCCGCAAAAAATGTATTAGTTTGATATTACTGGTTGGTTTGTTACGCAATTATCATAATTTAAAATCTCGCTTTGGTGAGATTTTTTGTTTTTTAGTTGATATGAATTTAACTAAAAATAAATCTATTTTTTATAAGAAAACACTAACGCGGTCCGCAAAAAGTATATTAGTCTGATATCACTGGTTCGTTACATACTGATTAAGAAAGAGGAAAGCCCCGCATGGTCGGGGCTTTCCTCTTTCTGTTAGTCATACGCGGCAGTGTATCGACTTGGGAGGTATTAAATGAATGAACAAAATCAACTGCCGTATTGGTGGTCAGGATCGCTTGCTCTATTTTCCGCGCTGAGTTTACAGGATTACACCTTTATTCTTGGTACTATTATCAGCGTAATATTTACCATCAAAACTTATTACGTCAATTTACGGGAAAAGGACGCAATAATTAAAGAAGAGCAGAGACGAACAGAAATTCTACGGGATTTTCTGCGTAACAAAACAGTAGCTGATATTCCAGCCGCAATTGCGGTATGTAATGACGCGCTGCACAAAATGGAGAGCTGACATGACGCCTTCATTACGTAAGAAAGTTTTGGGGGCCGCAGCCGGTGGGGCGGTTGCCATTGCCGGAGCATTGCTGGGTGGACACGATGGTTTTGAAGGGCGTCAGTACACAGCCTACAACGACGTAGTGGGCGTAATGACTTTGTGTGATGGTCACACCGGTAACGACATTATTCAGGGCAGACGGTATAGCGATCAACAGTGTGATGCGTTATTACAGCAGGATTTACTCGTGGTGAAAAAGTGGGTCGATGATGCAATACAGGTACCTGTGGGCGATTACACCCGCGCAGCACTCTATTCATTTACCTATAACGTCGGTAAAACCGCATTTATTCACTCAACCTTATTAAAGAAACTCAATAGCGGAAATATTGCCGGAGCATGCGATGAGTTGCGGCGCTGGATTATGGCCGGCGGCAAACGCTGGCAGGGTTTGGTTAATCGGCGTGAGATTGAACGTGAACTTTGTCTGACACCGAACCTGACGGCAATGAAAGCCAGGGAGGGCAAATGAATAGGCAAGCCATCACCACGGTGTTGCTAGCGATATTACTCATGGGACTGACGGCCAATACTTATCGCCTGAGTGCCAAACAGGTGCAGGAGCACGCGGAGTTACAGGTTGAACGGGCTGTTAATCAAACATTGGATAACATCATCGCTGCCTATCAGTTAAACGATGCGGCTAATCGGGCCGCCGCTGCACGGCAGTTAGAAAATGAAAGGGTACTGCGACATGAAACTGAGGATCGTCTCAAGCGTTTTGTGGCGGCAACCGCAACTGACAACTGCGCTGTCAGCCGTATGCCTGAGTCTGGCATTAGTATCTTGCGCGAATAAACCAGCCCTTCAGGTGGTGAAATCCCCCCAGTTACTGCCACCTGAGTCGGCGATGACCGCGTGTGAAGTCCCAGAATTTGTTGGTTCCACATGGGGTGACAGTAGTTTATATGCGCTAGCACTCAAGCGAGAGTTACGTATCTGTAAAGGGCGGCTTGATGAGGTTATTCGTTGGCGTAATAACCAAATCGATAATCCGTTAACACAGTGAGATGACAGGTTTATCCCCGAACGGGGCAACCATTTATCAGGAGAATAACCATGACAGGTAATGATGTTGGATATCTCATTTTTTATCAGGTGAGCCTATGAATGCAGCACAAATCAGGCAACTGGCCGCCGCCGCATTATTGGGCAAAACAGATGCGGAAGGTCGTATCTATTCAACTGATGCATGGCCGGTAACCACTTATCCGGCCATTTTGTTACAGACACCGCATGAAGTAAAAGAGCCTATTGGCCGCAACGTACCGCAGTTTAATACCATGACCACCTTACGCATTAGCGGGCATATCCAATTGAGTGAGGCGGCAAATCGAGTCACGGAAGCGGCATCGGCACTAGAGCGTTTGTGTGAACAGATTCAACGGGCAGTGATTAATAGTTACGAACTGACTCGCCAGATTCAGCAATTTGCCAAAGTGCGAACCACGATGGGCATCGATACCAGCAGCGAGCAACATTTTGCTGAAGTGAAAGTAGAACTCGATCTCGAGTATTACCAAGGACCGGAAGACTTCTTCCCAGTAGAAACCACGCCACTGGCAGGTATCGACATTGCGATTGATATGCCTGATGGCACCACAGACCCGCTGATCGCCATCCCCCTTTCGGAGTAACCCTATGTTCGTAAAACCGATGACAGGCCGCGCAGTGCGTGACCCGGTCAAGGGCACCTTTTTGCCTGAATCTGGCGCAGAGGTTCCTGATAACCCATTTTGGCACCGTCGTATTCAAGACGGTGATGTGGTGCAGGTTACGGTAAAAACAGCGAAACCTGCATTTTAAGTGTTAACAATGGAGAGTAAAAAATTATGACAATTCCTTTCACTAATATTCCGAGTAATTTGCGTACGCCACTGTTCTTTGCCGAGTTTGATAATTCTCAAGCTAACACGGCGAGCACCTCTCAACGTACTTTGATTATTGGGCAAACTCTGGCGGGAAGCACTTTGCCCGTCAACGTACCGGTGCTGGTTTCATCTGCCGCCACCGTTGCGGGTCTGTGTGGTGCGGGTTCAATGCTACATGGGCAAATGGCAGCGTATCTGGCCAATGACCGTGCTGGCGAAGTTTACCTTCTACCATTGCGCGACTCTGAGGCTATGGTTGCCGCTATTGGTAAAATTACCGTGACGACCCCAGCATCAGCAACCGGTGTTATCTCACTGTATATCGGCGGTATTCGTGTACAAACCACGGTTGTGCCGACTGATGATGCTAATACCATCGCTCTGGCGCTGGCGGCGGCAATCGAGAACAAACCTGAATTGCCGGTAACGGTTGCCCACACTGGTGATGGCGTATCGGAAGGTGCTGTTGTGGTGCTAACGGCCAAAAACAAAGGAGCACATGGCAACAATATCGATCTGCGTTTGAACTATCTGGGGAGTGCCGGTGGAGAGACAACGCCGGAGAGTCTGGTGTTGTCGATCACCCCGATGGCGGGTGGCGCAGGCGCACCTGAACTGGCAAGTGGTCTGGCAAACTTACAGGATCGAACCTTTGATTTCATTATCAACCCTTACACCGATACCGCGTCATTGGATGCTATCAAGGCATTCCTTTCTGATAGCACCGGGCGCTGGAGCTATAGTCAGCAACTGTATGGTCACAGCTTTGCCGCTCACTCCGGCACCTATGGTCAACTGACCGCGGCCGGTGAACTGCGTAATGACCAACATGCCTCACTGCTAGGGATCCATAACTCGCCGACACCGGCTTACATCTGGTCAGCCGCGTATGTTGGTGCCATTGCGCAAAGCTTGCGTAATGATCCCGGTCGCCCACTGCAAACGTTGGCAGTAAGTGGTGTATTGGCAGCACCTCTGTCTAGCCGTTTTACCCTGACTGAGCGGAATAATTTGCTGCATAGCGGTATTTCAACCGTGACGGTGGCGGACGACGGGACAGTTCAAATCGAAAATATCATTACGACTTATCAGACCAACAAATACGGTGCTGCGGATGATAGTTATTTGCAAATTGAGACTTTGTTCTTATTGATGTTTGTCACTCGCTACCTACGAACTCAGGTGACCTCGAAGTTTGCTCGCATGAAGTTGGCTGCCGATGGTACCCGCTTTGCCCCAGGCTCAGCCATCATCACGCCGAATATCATCCGTGCCGAGCTGATTGCTCAGTATCAGACACTGGAATTTAATGGCTATGTTCAGGATGCCAAAGGTTTCGCCCGTGGCCTGATAGTTGAGAAAAATGCCAGTAATCCAAATCGTGTTGATGTGTTGTGGACCGGCGTGCTGATTAATCAGTTGCGCATCTTTGCGGTTCTGAATCAATTCCGTTTGCAAGCGGCTGTTTAACCCTTAGCCATTTAACACACCAAGAAAAAAGGAAATAAATTATGAGCGATACTTCAAACCGCCTGGCAGGTACGGCTTATGTCACCGTTGATGGCATTACTATTATGGTGGCCGGTCAGTTCAAATACAGCCCTTCAAAGGTAAAACGTGAAACCGTCATGGGCATGGATGGGGTACATGGCTATAAAGAAACCGTGGTGGCACCGTCCATTTCCTGCACTATCCGTGACAGCGGCGGGGTCTCTATCAGTGATTTTAACGACCAGACCAATGTCAATATTGTCTGCGAATTGGCGAACGGCAAAACCATTATTGGTAGCGGTATGTGGTCGGTGAGCACGTTGGTGGTTGACAGCACTGAAGGCACGGTTGATGTGAGCTGGGAAGGCGGTTCGGTGACGGAGAATTGATATGACTGTATTGGAGCGCAGTAAAACTATTTCACTGGTGAAAGCCATTCAACACGACGCAACTAAGACCACCTACGAGGTGGTCGAACTTAGTGAACCGACACTGTTGCAAGTACAGCAATTCTACGATGAACAAACCAAATCAGGTTCGCTCAGCGGTATGGGATTGCTGATTGCCTTAGTCTCAGGGGTGCCGCGTGAGGCTATCAAGAAAATGGCTTTTACCGACTATAAAGCCTGTGAGGTTTATATGATGGGTTTTTTAGCCTACTCCCCAACAGGGGGCGATGGCGCGAAATAATCGCTGACGTCACTTACTATTATAGCTGGGGGCCGGGCGATGCCTGGTCCCTGACCTACAGTAGCTTAATGTGGTGGTGCCAGCAGGCCGGGCGGATTAATAAAATTAAGGCTGGCAAAAATGGCTAATAGATACAATATGAATACAATTTCTCCATTATCTAAAATACCGCCTCAAATATTCAGTAACTATAAATTAGTTGGTGGTGGAAACGCAATTATTGCTGTTGGAACTGCGGGAGTGAAATGGCTTAATAACGGTGCTGATGAGGCCCATAAAATAAATACCGCAGCGAGGAACGTTAACGCACCTATTGATCAATTTAGTCAAATAAGTGGCGCTATGCGTATTCGAGGTGTTGAACAAATGGCTGCGATAAAATCAACTGAGCAACTTTACAGCAATTTGAATAATATGTTATGGGGCGATAATGATCAGGGGTTGGCACAGCTACATGAGTATGGGTTTGACATTATCAGTAATGAAAATGGCACTGTGGATGCTACTGCAACAATAGCTAAAATTGCCGAGGATTTTCCACAAATGGCACCCAAGGCACAAAGTAAACTGACGAATGCTCTGAAAATAGACGGTAATACTATTGAGTTGCTGCGAGAGGGGGTGCAGCTAAAAGATTTGCTGGCTAAATCGACTCTATTAGGCTTAACCATTGATCCTGAGCTTAATAAACAATTGACAGAGTTAGACCAGAACACCGATGAGTTAAGTGCTGCTTGGGATGGTTTGAAAGATAAGCTATCTAACATCGGATACGAAATTCTTGTCTCTGATGGCTCTGTGGCTGATGGCATTGGTGGTTTAACTGACACGCTAACTTATGGTCCAGATAATTTTTCCATAATGCGTACTTTAGGGATAATCAGTGGTAATGACTCGGCGAAAATGCGATGGGCATATAATAATGCAGATTTTAAAAAACAGCTTAATTGGTATGAAATAACCATGCTTAATAGTGGTTTTATGACTGATGGGTTTCGTAAGAAATATCAGGATCATATTAAGCCCAATGATACAGAGAAAATAAATTTTCAGACTGAAAATGCAGGGGTTATTTCTGGGCTTAGGCCAATTAAAATTGAGTCTACTCCATTAACCGATCTTTTTAATCTGGGATCTGGGGCTGAAGTTGAAACTCAAACACAAATGCAGAACACCTGGAGCAACAACCGCATAACTGAATTCGGTGCTGAAGATCCCTATTCCCTTAGCCCCTCGTCTTCTCTTGCACCAGATAATAATATAGGCAGCATCCCTACAACTGAATCACCTATTTACACTGACTCAGCGGGGGGCGTTAACGCTAATGCTATTGCTGATGTTATCGCTACCGCAATGCAGAATAATCGGGTGCAGATTGAATTGACGTTAATCGACAGTCGAAGCGGTGAAAGCTTAGTGATCCCAGCTCAGGGAGGCAGCAGAATAGCTCACGCCATGCAGATGTAATTCCCTATGAGTATCCGTAAAAATTAACCAATTAGCATATCGATATAACCCGCTCCGGCGGGTTTTTTATTTCCTAACGTCTACTATCGGACAGGAGAATGAAATGTCACTTATCAATAACGCACTATCAGCGCTCTTGGGAGGAAGCGACGACAGTTGGCAATGGTCGGAACACCTCCATCAGGCCTCCTTTCGGGGCGTGCCCTTCGTGGTCCTGAATAGCAAGGGCCGTTTTGGTCGTCGCCAGGCAGTGCACACTTACCCTTATCGCGATACCAGCTATATCGAGGATATGGGGCGCAGTACGCGGAACATTGTTTTGACTGGATTTTTGGTACAAAACAGCCAGATCTACGCCGCTCCTGATGTAATGACTCAGCGCGATTCATTGATCGCAGCTTGTGAAATGGCAGGACCAGGGACATTGGTTCACCCAACGTTGGGTGAGATGACTGTCAGCATCGCTGACACAGGGCTGGAAATTGATGAAGGTGTTGGTAGCGAGCGGGTATTCGCGTTCAGCTTAACGGTTATCGAATCCGGCTTACGTGCCTTTGCCATCACCGGTATGGCTGAAATGAGCGCATCGGTCCACTCCTCTTGGCTGGGGCTGAGCGCCAAAGCCGTCGCTGGTTTTATCTCAACGGTAAAAGGAGAGATGCGCTCCGCCACTCAGGTGATAAAAACCCTGAAAAATACAGCGGAATTTTGGAGCCGAATGGTATCGAATACCGCCGATGAGGCCAGTAATCTGGGTAACGCGCTGCGCTCAACCTTTGGCCGAAACCGCTATGGCCGCTTTAACCACGGTACTGTCGGTGGCAGCAGTTCGGGCGCGACAGAAGCCGTGAACCGGCAAAGTGATACTACTAACTTACCCATGTTAGTGGCGCAACGGTTGGCGGTTATCGTTGAAGGGCGAGCGGCAATTAGTACTGCCGTGAATGAGTTGCTTGCGACTAACAGTGTTGAGGGGCATGCCGACAAGTTACTCACTCTGGTTAACACGCTGCTAAATGGCGGTTTTAGTACGCTGGATGTTATCCGCGTGATGGAAAGCCTGGCGGCAGCTCACGACGACGCCTTCCGAGCCAATAGCAGTGACCTCGCAATTGCTGACGCCAGTCATCATTTAATGGTGACCTTGTGCGCCGGAGGGATGGTCATTGCGGCGGCACAATATCAGCCGGAAAGTTATGACGATGCTGTCGCTGTACTTGGCAGGGTCAGTAAGGTGATCGATAGCTCAGCACTGGCCGCCGCCGATCGCGGTAATGATGAAACCTACCGTGCGCTAATGCAAATGCGCGAATCTATTGTGGCGCTATTGCAACAGTCAGGAGCGAATTTATCCCGCATCGGCGAGGTTAGTTTTAACCGCTCGTTACCCGCACTGATGCTGGCGAATCGGTTATATCAGGATGCACTACGCGGCGACGCATTGGTGAAAATGGCGAATCCGATTCATCCGGCATTTATGCCAATTCGGTTTAGGGCATTGAATCTATGAATAATAAGATGCCAAGAGATGACTTAACACTGGAGGTAGGTGGCAGAGCGATCACCGGTTGGAGCAAAGTTCAGGTCACGCGGAGTATTGAAAAATTACCCAGTAGCTTTGAGTTATCGCTGATGGATCGTTATCCCGCCAGTGGGGGGCAGCAGTGGATTAACCCTGGTGCTCCTTGCGTGGTTAAGTTGGGTAATGATGCCGTGTTAAACGGCTATATTGACAGTTGGGATTGCGCCATTGCGACCACAACGCACCAAGTCAGTGCCTCGGGGCGTGGTAAGTGCCAGGATCTGGTGGATTGCTCCGCTGAGTGGACAAACAGCGTAATTAGCCAGTCCACGGTGTTGCAGATTGCGCAAAAGCTGTCCGAACCTTACGGCATCAAAGTGACCTCTGATATTACGGATATGACCATTGTGCCGAAATTCACCCTGAATTGGGGGGAAACGGCGCAAGCGGTTATTGATCATGTCACGCGTTCCGCTGCATTGCTCTATTACGACCAGCCGGATGGCAACTTATATCTGACCCGCGCTGGAACGCATAAAGCTGCAAGCGGTGTGGCGCAGGGCATCAATATTCTCAATGCCAACCTTCATACCGATATCAATCAACGCTTTGTTGATTACACCGGCGTGGTGCTCTCTTCCAATGCTGCAGCCAGGCATTCGGCCTCGGGTGGGGATAACACCTCGGTGCGAGTTACTACGCGAGACACACTATTGGCTGAACAATTTCCGGCCCGCCATCGTAACCGGGTCATTATCGTCGAAAGTACCGTGAACTCGCCACATTTGCTGAAAGATTGCATCGAATGGGAAATGAACCGCCGCTCTGGTCGCGCCAACGTCTTGACAGTGCAAGTGGACAGTTGGCGCGATCGTGATGGCCGGTTATGGGAAGTTAATACATTGATTCCAATAACCATTCCAGCATTTGGGCTTAATGATGAGCTGTGGTTACTATCGGAAGTGGTTTATGCCAAAGATGAGAAAGGGACAACGAGCAAAATGACCTTGATGCCACCTGCTGCCTTCACCTTCCAGCCTTACAACATTAAGTGAAATAGGGGGCTAACTATGAATGACCTAACCGGGCAAATTTCGACCCTGTACCGGCAGATAAAAATGCTGTTGGGACTTGGGCGAGTGAGTGCCTTTGACGATAGTGACGGGATACAAACCGTGCAGTATCAGACCCAACTGGAAGTTCACTCCGATACCCCAAGGCTGGCTGAGTTTGGTTTTTCATCGGGATTGCCAGCTGGCAGTGATGTGGTTATCGGTTTTTTGGGAGGGGACCGATCCAACGGCCTGATCATCGCCTCCAACCATCCGGCTTATCGCCATTCAGGACTCACCGCCGGGGAAACAGTGATTTATTCCCAGTGGGGACAATTTATCAAACTGACGGAAAGTGGGGTATTCATTGAGGCGAACAACCAGCCGGTGACAATCAATAATGCTACCGCGGTGACGGTAAACGCATCGGTAAAAGTACGGCTGAATACGCCGTTGCTTGAGGTTAGCGGCGATATTATTGATAACGCAGACAATAATGCCATCACGCTGAAAACCTTACGTGACGCCTATAACAGCCACAACCATCAACTCAAAAATGTACAGTCGGGCAGCGCGACCCTTACCAGTGAAACGCCCGCTAAGGTGGTGTGATGACAACAGATATTAAAACGGTTTGGGATGTTGATGCCTCATTGGGGGATTGGCAGACAGGTCACGGGGGAGTGTTGGATGGCGATGATTTGCATACCGCCATTTTATTGAGCTTGTTTACTGACCGCTTGGCGCGAATTGATGATGCTATTGATGGCGATGATCGCCGAGGCTGGTGGGGGGACAGCGGGGCGCTATCAGCTATTGGTTCGCGGTTGTGGTTATTGCGGCGGGAAAAACTTACCACTCAGGTTGCGATCAAAGCTGAGGACTACGCGGCAGAAGCATTGGCGTGGCTGACCGAGGATAGTGTTGTGACGGCCATAAACACCCGGGCACAAATAATTTACCCCAATACATTGCTGTTGATTATTGCTTACCAACAACCGGGTAAAACCCAATCTTCAGTGAAATTTTCATGGGTATGGGAGGAGTAATTCATGCCATTTAATCGACCCACATTAAGTGAATTGCGACAACGCAATCAGTCTTATATTCAATCGGAACTGAAAACCGGCGGCAACTTACTGCGCTTCTCCAATATTGGCGTTATCAGTGACGCAGATGCAGGGATGGCACATCTGCACTACGGCTATCTGGATTATATCGCCCAGCAAGCCACGCCATACCATGCTACCGACGAGTACCTTGCGGCTTGGGCAGCATTGAAAGATGTGTTCCGTAAAGCAGCAAATCCGGCTACTGCGACTGACGTTCGCTTCAGTGGGATAGCCGGACGAACTATCCCTGCCGGGCGCTTGCTTAATCGGGCCGACGGCTATCAGTATCGGCTTGATAACGAAGTGAAGATTACCCCAGATGGCCACGTTTTGGGGGCTATTACTGCCATGTTACCCAGTCCATTGGATGATGCAACTGGCGGCGGTAGCCGGGGGAACAGTGCGGCAGGCACCCTGTTGACGCTAGATATTGCTATTGATGGTGTTCAGGCCACCGCCACGGCACTGAGTAAAATTTCCGGCGGTGCGGATATTGAATCTGAGGATGCATTTCGTTCCCGTATGCTATTGGCTTACCAGAATATCCCGCAAGGTGGTAATGATACCGACTATCAATCTTGGGCATTAAGTGTTCCGGGAGTGACCCGTTGTTGGGTAAAACGGCGGCTGATGGGGGCAGGGACTGTCGGGGTTTATATCATGTGCGATGACAACGACCACGGCGGTTTTCCGCAAGGTAGCGACGGTATTTCATCCTTAGAACAGTGGGGGGCGGTCACCGCAACGGGCGATCAAGGGCGGGTGGCAAACCAGATATATGCGCAACAACCGATCATCGCGCTGGTCTATGTTTGTGCGCCAGTTGCACAATCCATTGATTTTATTATTAGTGGGATATCGCATGCCGACAGTGCTACCACGACCGCCATCAATGCCGCCATCGATGAGGTATTTTTCAGCGAAGGTGAACCCGGTGGCAAAATTTTGTGGTCATCACTATTACTGGCAATTGGTGAGATCCCGGGAACGGGAGGCTTTATTATGCAATCTCCGGCGGCCAATATTGAGTTACAAACTGGCAAACTCCCCATTAGGGGTACAGTGAGCTACCTATGAGTCGCTACTCTGTCAGTGAATATACCACCGCTTTGCAAGCATTAATGCCGATGGGGTTAGTCTGGCCACGGCAACCGGACGGTGTGCAGACTGATGTCTTGCGGGCGCTGGCGAATGCGTATCAGCGTAGCGATGAAGATGCGCAAGATTTGTTGTCTGCGGCATTCCCGGCCACGGCGACGGCCATGTTACCTGAGTGGGAAGCCACTGTGGGGCTGCCGGATCTATGTGCCATTGGTGAAGTAGACAGCATGATCCAGCGCCAGCGGGCAGTGGTGTCGAAATTGTTTGGCATCGGCGGTCAGTCTGCGGCCTATTTTATCCGCGTAGCCAAGGCATTGGGTTACTCCATTGCTATCACCCAATACCGGCAAGCATGCGCAGGTATGTCGGTATGCCGTGATGCATTGAACGGTGAAGAGTGGCCATTCACTTGGTTAATTACCGCACCCGAAACTACGCTTCATTATGCCCAATGTGGCTTAACCTATTGCAGTGATCCGTTGCGTTCATGGGGCAATAAACAACTTGAATGCCGGTTTGCGGTGTTAAATCCGTCTCATAGCATTCTGAAGTTTGGCTACGTTAGCTAACTAATCAATTTCTATTAATTTAAAACGCCTTAATTGGTGAGGTATTACTATGCAAAAAATTGGAGATATTCCTAATTCACGCGCTGACAATAATGGCGAATTTACCGACGGCAATGTCGCCGGCGGCGTTCCCCCAACGATATTACCGGCTGAATGGTTTAACACCTTACAGCGGGAATTAATGAGTGTCCTTTCTGCTGCGGAGATTGATGCCGACAGTGAGAAGTTTGATCAGGTGGCGACTGCTGTCTCTAAATTAATTACTGATGGTGGATTTTTAAAAACAGCCAATAACCTTGTGGAAATTAAAAATGCGGGAGCGTTAGCCGTTGCAAGTACTCTCTTAAACCTTGGTTTGGGCGATGCAGCCCATCTGCCCCAATTAACGGGCGTTGTTGGCACATCACGCAATGCAAAAATGAGTGTTACAGCCGCATCGTCAACGGCCACTTTCATGGCAGATGAATTGATCGTACAAACGGCGTTAGGTGGACGTCAGTACAAACTTACTAGCTTCAATAAAGCAATTAACCTTGCGACTACGGGCGCTGGCGGTATGGATACTGGCACCGCGCCAGCTGCGGGATTTGTAGCGCTGTATGCGATTTATAACCCAACAACTCAAGTATCTGCATTGCTGGCAGTTAATTCCACGTCAGTGCTTGCTCCTGAAGTGTATGGCGGGGCTAATATGCCATCAGGTTATACAGCATCAGCGTTGGTTAGTGTGTGGGGGACGGTATCATCATTGTTGAAGATAGGATTTCAATCCCATAGGCATGTAGCAATCCAAACAGCTACTATATATTCCGTTTCTAGTGGTACAACAGCGCAAACGCCGTTAGGTGTTTCACCTGTGGCTCCACCCAATGCCACACAGATAGATATTGCTATAACAGTAAATGAAACAGTCGCTGGCAACGGTGTTGCGCTGAGTATTGGCTCATCTCTGTCAGGTATCGGACAGTTCAGTGCGATTTCAACCGTTACAGGGCAAACAGCAACGTCCATTACCACAGGAACGCTGTCATTAATAGAAATCCAGCAGCTCTATTTTTCAATGTCCAATACAAACCCAGGAACATACATTATCGCTGGCCGTGGTTATGATTTTTAAGGAGTGAATATGCTTGTTCAATTTAAAAATTCAACAAAAGAAGAAATTATTGCTTACTTTGGTGGCCCACAAGATCCAGAGTATTTTCCAAATCAAGGGGAGATTGAAGCCGATGATCCCATGTGGGCAGTCTTTTATGACAAAGTACATATGTGGCTTGATGGGTTACCTGAGCCTATTACAATTGCAGAGTAA